GAGTTTTTACGTGCTCATCAAAAGTATCTAGGTACTCCTGAATATGAAAATAACTCGGCAGGTGCTGCTCTAGTTGCTTACCAAGATATCCGTAATCAATTTCTTACAGATCTTAAAGACCCTGATGCGCGTTATTACTTAGACGACAAGGGTCGCTTCCCTAGGTTCGATGATGCAGTTGGTCACGATACCCACGTAAAGGAACTAAAAGCTGATTTATCCAAAATCAATTCTGCACTTACAAGTAGCGGCCTGTCAGCTCTTGACAAAGCAGATGCCAACGGCAGAGCTTTGTTTGGAGATAAAGCTTATTTCGAGAAATTAGAAGAAAACTATCTACAACGTGGTTGGAGAGTGCCACGATCGATCTCTTATTGGGCAAACGTATTAGAACGCACTCCTTTTGAAATTATTAACAGACAAAGAAAAGCTTTAGGTATGGATGCATTACCAGCATATGAACAACTTGTAGAACAGACCAAACAAGTAAGTCCTGATTTTAGAAGGTTCTTAAATGATCTTGTCAGCGGTTCTGCTACACAATATCAACTTAGACGTGCTGTTTCCCCTGTCGCCAGTCTTCCAGTGAGACCAGCATTTGCTAATGCTGAATCAACTTCACTATCCAAACTCTATACGGCAATCACCGGTAAGGAGTCAGGTGGTAATTACGGAGCAGTCAATCGTGATTCTAAAGCACTTGGCATTGGACAAATCATGCCGGACAACATATCTGCTTGGACTAAACGACACCTTGGTTATGAAATGACTCCTCAGCAGTTTTTAGATAACCCTGCTGCTCAAGAAAAAGTAGTTTCAGGTCAGCTTGGTTTGATTATGCAAGACCAGATTGCAGCCGGATATAGCGGTGAAGAGATGGTACGCAGAGCTGCAGCTATTTGGTATTCAGGTAACGGTAACCTATGGAATAACACCAAGCCTCAGTATTACAACGGTAATCCTTACCCATCCATTGCTGATTACACAAAAGATATTTGGAGGCGTTTTAGCGGACAGTAATTATGGATGAACAAGAAAATCAAATTAACGTAACTGCTGATCTTGATGACACTGTACTTAAATCACTTCAAGATAACGCAGCCGATTACCAACGAACACTTGAAGCTAATGAGAAAGCAGCACAAGCTGAAATCGAACGTAAAGGCACTGAGTCTGTAACCCCTCCTACCCCTGCCAAGCCTCAATCAAAGGAGGAAACACCAACGGCTTCTGCTGACTCTGCAGAGAACCCTGAAACTAAAGATCAACAATATTTCTGGGATAAAGGCTATGACGGTGGTGACTTTTCTAGGAACCTTGCAGAAGGTGTGTTAGCGGCCCCTTCAGGTGCCATTGACTTTGCTGTTGATGCAGTAAATCTTGTACCTGGTGTTGAGATTCCTAAGCTACCTAAATTTAATAACGATGTAGCACAGGGTGTCCGTGAGATTGCTTCTATTGTATTGCCTAACCTGATTGTTGTTGGTCGTGCGACTACAGCTATTAAAGGTGTGAGTGCAGTTAAAAACTCTGCATTAGCACAAAATGCCTTAGTTAAGTTTACTGGTACTACTGCTCTTGCTGCTGGTACTGGAGCTACTGTTGACTCTATTAATAAGCTAAATGAAACAGACGATAATCTTCAAGGTTCACTTAAGAAGATGTTTCCCAAGTGGACACGTTGGATTAGCGATGATTGGGCAACTTTAGATAGCGACAGTGCTGCTGTTAAAAAAGCAAAGAACATCTACGAAGGCGTAGGTCTAGGTATTTTCAGTGATCTTTTACTTAGTAGCGGAAAACTTCTTAGAGCTATTCGTGGAACCAACAAAGTCATCAAATATATTCCTGAGGGTGAATCACCTGATAACTACTGGAAAACATTAAATCGTAAGGATTCTGCTGACTCACTAGAGGAGTTTGCTATGTCTGTCAAATCTCAAGAAGATTCACTGGATGAAATTGGTGAATACTTTATGTCGAAACAGACTGATTTAGATCAACCTGTCCGTGGTGTACACGACGTATTTGGTCCTGAAGAGGTTGCCGTACGTACAGCAGATCCAGGCGGTGTTGTTGGTGCTTCAGTTGATGCTGTAAAACTACGAGCTAATAATTACAGTAACTTTGAGCGGCTTGGAAGTATTATCTCAGGTGCTGCTCTTAAGTATGGATTAGAAGCTGACCAACTACCCAAACGTACTTTAATTAAAGCAATTAAAGAACAAATTCAATCTGCAAGTAAGTACTCTGCAGAGTTGGCTAGTGGTAAAAAGATTACTTTTGAAGAGATTGATGAAGCTGGTACAGAACTAGCCACGATCCTTACAGATCCTCGTATGGATCCGTCCTTGCTGAAGGGAACTTTAGATGAGTTCAAAGATGTGTTTGCTGACGCCAACCGTGCAGCCAGTTTAGGAGACACGGGTTACAACGCTGCCATGAAGGCTATTAAGACCTACATGGATGAATACATCAATATGGACACCGTCAAAGCTCAAGCTTATCTATCTCAGTCTTTGGCTGGACAAGTATCTGACATGGCTGAAGGTGCTCGTCTTATGGAAGGCACAAAAGCTGTTGAGCATGCTCAAGAACAGATTCTAGATCGTCTTGAATATTTGATGGTTGAAAAGGGTCTCGCTGCATTTAACAAAGGATCGTCTCTTAACTTCCTTAATACTTGGAAAAGGTTAAGCAATGATCCTAAAGGTATTAAAGCAGCAGCACAGCTAGCTAAAGAGCAAACTGATGAAGCCCTAAGTGACACTGTTGGCAGAGCTAAGCGCACTGTGAATTCACTGCGTGCGATGTCTAAGGAACGTCCAGAGTTCTTAGTACCGCTGCAGATGGCATGGGAACACAGTAATGGTTCTATCGATACCCTATCTAAACTCAACAATTTTGTAGAGCAATCTCTACCTAATATTCAAAAGGCATTTTACGATCAACAACCTGAGATTCCTAATCAGATTGTCCAGGGTGCCTGGAGCAATATCTATAACTCAGTACTTACCAGTATTTCTACACCAATGAAGGCTGGCATGGGTAATGCCGTGTTAATGCTCACCAAACCAATCAGTGTATTTGCTGGTGCTCTTAGCACTGGTGATCTTAAAACACTTAGACGTGGTTGGTATCAGTATTCAGCTATGGCTGATACTTTCCAAAAAGGTTTAGTGCACATGGGTTCTGTGTTTGGCAAAGCCTCAACAGATGTGAATTCTGTGGGCTACATCATGCGTGATGACCTTGTTCAGCGTAATGAAGAGACCATGGATATCCTTCATAGCTTTGGCAGAGCAGCAGAACGTAGGGGTGAATCTGGGCCACTGGCGCTGTACCACATGGCAGAGACATTACATGACTTGGGAAATAACCCAGTACTGCGCTTTGGTGCAAATGCTATGACGGCATTGGATGGGTTTACTAGAGCTGTTATCGCTAATGGTGAAGCACGTGGTCGTGCCTTTGATAGGTTTGTCGATGGCGGACAAAAACTTGATGCTAAAGCATTGAAGAGGATGGAAGATGATATCTACAACGAGATGTTTGATAAGACCGGGATGATTACGGATTCGGCTGTGGATTATTCAAGCCGTGAAATAGCTATGAACCTTGACTCTCCCGCTGTACAAGCCTTTAGCACTTTTATTGAACGAAATAAATTCCTCAAACCATTCCTCATGTTTCCAAGAACATCGGCAAACATGATTGCAATGACTAATAAGCATAGTCCTATTTCATTATTTATGAAGGACTACAATAAACTTGCAATGCCTGGCTCTGCACACAAGCTTTTTACTGGCGAACAGATCCATGAGATCTTAACAAGCAAAGGTATTAAAGTAACAGGTAACCAGACAATTGACCTACAGGCTTTTCAAAACCTTCGTGCTGAAATCCGTGGTCGTAAAGCAATTGGTACAGCAACAATCATGGGTGCCTCTTGGTTGTTTATGAATGATCGTTTGCACGGCAACGGACATTACGACACTCAACGTCAACAAGTTAGGCGTGAGTTGAACTGGAAACCTCGTAGTGTGCAGGCTTGGGATGGTAATTGGTATAGCTATGACGGCCTCGGTCCTCTAGGTGATTTTCTTGCCATGACAGCAGATGTTATGGATAACTTTGATTCTGTCACTGAAAACGACTTGGAATCAATGCTTAACAAAATGGGTTTTCTTTTAAGTGCCAACTTAACTAACAAGTCGATGCTTGCTGGTCTCGAACCTATGAACGATGTTCTGTCAGGTAACCCTGCAGCTATGAATCGTTGGGCTGCATCCTTTGCTAGTTCCCTTGCTCCATTATCTGGTGCTCGTAATGAGTTAGGCCGTATTTTGTCACCTCAACTAAGAGAACTAGATATGGAGTTTACTCAGCTTTTACGTAACCGTAACAAGGCATTAGACCTATTAAATCCATCTGGAGCACTACCTGTCGCATATGACTGGATTGACGGTGATGAGATTGGTTACGCTGATAACTTCTTTGTACGCGGTTGGAATGCTGTGATGCCTTTTAAGGTAAGCGGCAAGATTTCTGATGAAAGGCAATTCCTAATTGAAATTGAGTACGACTCGCGTCCTTCCTTTATGTCTAATGGCAAAGGCGTTCGTTATACACCACAAGAACGTTCAGAGCTTTACAGCTTAATGGGTAAGCAGAAAAACTTTAAACGAGATATCAAAGAAATTATGGGTTCTAATGATGCCAAAATATGGAGGCGTCAAATCCAAGCTGAACGAGAAGGTGGTGCAAAAGTCGATCCTAAACTTTGGAAGAACCTTTACCGTAAAATTAATAAAGCTTTAGTATCTGCTCGCAATCTAGCTGAAGTAAAGCTTAGCAATGCAGATGAAATTAGAACCAGACAGTACCAACAAGGTGTTAATGCTGAATCACAACTACGTGGTCAATCACCTGAATTTCCACTCGCCAATAAATAATCCCTTGTATAATGACAGTATCTACATCACAAGAATTTCAAGGTAATGGACAAAATACGTCCTTTACCTTTAATACATTTCAATATCAAAACGAGTCTGAAGTTAAGGTAAGCCTTAATGGCAGTGTACTCGCTACAACTCAATATTCAGTCAACGGTACAGTCCTGACTATCAATGGAACTAGTGTTGATAGCCTTGTTCAAGAAACATCCGGTGCTCCTAAAACCGGTGTCACGGTAAGAATCTTCCGTGATACTGATATTGGCAGTTTGAAGACAACCTTTTTCCCTGGCTCTTCAATCAAAGCGCAAGACCTCAATACTAATTTTGAGCAGAACAACTTTGCTGTACAAGAGATTAAAGCGAACACCTGGGGTGTTGACGACGAAACTCTTAAGTCCAATCAAACCTGGTCTACAAATGACACAACGATTGCGACAACGCAAAGTATTGAAAACCGTGTAAACGCCGTTGTCACTTCTAGGGTCAACGATATCTTTGCACAACAAGTTACTAGTACTGATGGTGTCAGCACCAGTGTTGATAGTTCTGGTAATTTATCTATTGGTTTGACTGATGATCAGGTTGATCTTTCTAAAATCAAATCAGAGGACATCATTGATTCAACTGAAGTTTGGGTCAGTGACGACACAAAGGTAGCTACGACTGGTGCGCTTTCTAATCGTCATGATGTCATCATTGACGCTCTAGAGGTTAATCCCACTACCACAGTTCCAGGTAAGCAATATTTAAGAGTAAATGCTTCTGGTCCTACTTTTAAAATATACGATGGGTCTGGTTGGCGTACTATCGCCAGTGGAGAGGACTATGTAGCTCTTACATCTACGAAAATCCGTTACGTAGATTCGGTCAATGGCAGTGATATTGGTCGTACAGGTATCAAGCCTAATGAGCCTCTGGCCACTATTGAAAAGGCTTTAGACCTAATTAATGGATCTTCTACTGGCGATGGCTCCCTTGTCTTTGTACAGGCCGGTGTTTATCCTGAAGCTCTTCCACTACGTATTAAAAAGAAAAACGTATCTATTGTAGGTGCATCTATGCGGAGCACATTTGTGCATCCGAAGGATGAGTCAGAAGCACATCATGATATGTTTGAGGTGGATAGCGGTTCGTATATCGCTAACCTAACAATGCTGGGACTTAAAGTACCAGAAGCCGATCAAGGTACACGCGACAACTCCTTAGATAGCGACGCAACCTATGGACTGCCGAGTAACCAAACCTTTGCTGTCCGTTTCCGTACAGACGTTGCGCCAGAAATTGTAAAGAGTCCTTATATTCAAAATTGTACGCATTTTGCTGATGCTCATTTTGACAATATAAACTTTGATCCAAATAACTTTGCTTCACTCGATGCTCAAAATGTTTCTGCTGTAGCTGGTGACGAGACATCAGCACCAACAGCCGGTGGTTTGCTGGTTGACGGTAATGCTGTTGCAACAACAAGCACTCTGAAAAGCATGGTGGTGGACGCCTTCACTCAGATCTGCTTAGACGGTCCTGGTATTCTTGTTACTAACGATGGTTATGCTCAGCTTGTAAGTTTCTTCGGAACTTTCTGTCACTACCACGCTAAGGCAAAGAATGGCGGTCAAATTAACCTCAGCAACTGTGTTAGTGATTTCGGTCGTTACGGTCTAATTGCTGATGGTAAGAGTCCTCAAGCAAGAGCAACTGGATCAATGTTGGCAGCTAGTGCAGGAGACACAACTGTAACTTTAGGTCCGGTGTTAAGCCCTGCTAATTCACCTATTCGGCCTGCAGAGCAATTAATTGTACGTATTAATAATGTTGATTATCCAATCGTAAGTTCAACAGGCACTGCTGACTATACAGTTGAACTTGCCGCACCTTTAACACAAGCCGTTGCAGCTAACGCCAGTTACCAACTCTTTAATCGGTCTTACATTAGTACCGGTGGCCATACGTTTGAATTTGTTGGTGTAGGTACTGACTACAGCGACCATCCAGATAATGGTGGACATGCTGTCGAGGCTAATCAAGTTGTCGAGTTGAATGGTGGTAAAGTTTGGCAATCTAGTACTGACCACGTAGGTAAATTTAAAGCTGGCAGTACGTTTGTTGTTGATCAAGTTGCAGATACTGTTTCTGTTACTGGTGATTTGAATGTCACAGGCACTGTTGATGGACAAGATGTAGCAGCAATGGGATCAAAGCTCGGTGGCATCGAACCTCTTGCCAAAGATGATCAGACTGGTGCCGAGATCAAGACTCTGTACGAAGCAGAAGCTGATACCAACGCCTTCACTGATGCAGAGCAGACAAAGCTAGGAGGCATTGAAGCCCTTGCTGACGTAACTGATGCAACGAATGTAGCTGCTGCTGGCGCAGTGATGGAGGGTGATACTTCTACTGCTTCTATGAATTTTGTTGTCGATGAAGACAACATGGCTTCTGACCTAGATACCAAGGTCCCTACCCAACAGTCCGTTAAAGCTTACGTTGATACATCAGTTGCTGGAGTTGTTGATAGTGCACCTGCAACGTTAGACACTCTCAATGAATTAGCTGCGGCACTTGGTGATGATGCAAACTTTGCCACTACAGTAAGTACCAGCATCGGAGAAAAGCTGCCGAAGGCTGGCGGTACGATGACTGGCAACATTGTATTTAATGCAACTCAGACGTTTGATGGTCGAGATGTAGGTGCTGACGGTACAAAGCTTGATGCTATTGAGGCTAACGCTAAAGATGATCAGACTGGAGCTGAAATCAAAGTTCTCTATGAGGCAGAGTCAAATACCAATGCATTTACTGATGCACAGGTAAGCAAACTTAGTGGTATTGAAACTAACGCTACTGCTGATCAAACTGCATCTGAAATACGAACTTTAGTTGAATCAGCAACAGACTCTAACGTATTCACTGACGCAGACCATACTAAGCTTAATAATATCGAAGCCGGAGCTACTGGCGATCAAACCAACGCTGAGATTAGAGCTGCTGTTGAAGCTGCTACTGATTCCAACGTATTCACTGACGCTGATCATTCCAAACTTGACGGTATTGCTGCCGGTGCTCAAGTTAATGTCGCTCAGGTTCAACCTGATTGGAACGCTACTTCAGGTTTAGGTGAGATTGCAAATAAACCTACGTTGTACACAGACAGCGACGTTGATAGCCACCTAAATCAATCTAATCCTACTAGTGGTAATGTCCTTTCTTGGAATGGTTCTGATTATGCTTGGGTTCCTCAAACCGGTTCAACTGATTTAGGTTACACAGCATCAACCAGGACCGTTAGTAGTAGTACCGGTAATGACGTTGTTCTACCTTTGATGGTGGGTGCTTCAGGCAATAGTGCTGGTGAGGCAGGTCTGGTCCCTGCTCCTACTACGTTTTTCGGAGATAGATTTTTACGCGGTGATGGTACTTGGCAACACCCTTCAACCAGCGATGTTGTCTTTGACACTGATCCACAGCTTGGTGGTGACTTAGATGTCAACGGTAAAGATATTATATCTACATCCAATGGAAATATAGAACTTGACCCTAACGGTTCTGGTAAAGTTGTTTTCAAAGGAAATTCTACAAAAGGTTCAGGTCAATTTGTTCTTAATTGTGAGAACAATAGTCATGGGATAGTAATTAAAGGTCCACCACATAGTGCTAGTGCTAGTTATACATTGACATTGCCTGACGATGATGGCGATGCTGGTGAATTTCTAAAAACTGACGGAAGCGGTGTTCTGTCTTGGGATACACCTAGTGGTGGTAGTAGTTCGTTCCCAGCAGGACCTGGAACGTTTACTGGCACTGTAACTTACAACACTGATTCACTTCACAAAGACGGTAAGAAAGCAAAATTTGGCGATAATGCTGACTTAGAAATATTCCATGATTATAACTTCGGCACGAATCACGTAAAAAATTCATGTCCTACTACCTTTGAAGGGACAGCCAAATACAAGTTTACACCTGAGGTTGAGTTTGAAAATAATTTAAGGATAAAAGACAAGGACTTATATTTCTATGAGGGTACAGATACGAGCCCGACAGCAGATTTATGGGCTCATGGTAACGGTTTCCAGATCAACCAATTAAAGGGTGATTTTAAGGTTTCAGTCACGGGCGGCAACACTGGCGATTGTGTTTTCTCGCTTCCTACTGCCGGTGATTTCATCGTTAAGAACAACAATGTTGAAAAGCTAAGAGTAGATGGCGACTACTTAACTCTACCTTATTCAGGATTTGGCGATGCTAAAATCTACAACTCAATGGGCAATTTGTCCTTTAATGGTGATGGGTTTACTTTAAAATCCAACGGAGCAACTGATACATTTAGAGTTAGAAATAGTGAAAACGACAACATGATCACTGCTACCGGCAACGGTAGTGTTTCTTTGTATCATGATTCAAGCAATAAGCTTGAAACAACATCAACAGGTGTTCACATTAGCGGCGGAATAGTTGCAGGTGGCCTTACATATCCAACCAGTGACGGAAGCAACGGGCAGTTCTTAAAAACTAACGGAAGCGGCCAACTCTCATGGGGTTCTGCAAGCGGTGGTGGTAGTAGTACTGGTGATATTAGTTTTTCAACCAATGAAATATCAACTACTGATGACCAGATGGTCTTCAAGATAGATAGTGATAATAATGACACTGGTTATGAAGGCTATTATTTTTACGGTGGACCTACTTCTAACGGTTATATCCAACATTGGATAAACAGTACTAGCCAAACTGGTACTAAAATGCAGGCTGGAAGTAATAAAACTGCATTTATCCAAAAAAATGATGAATTTAAGTTCATATTTAATGAGCACGGCGGCAACCACCCGGTGCACTTATTTAACTATGGAAATGGATCTTCGGCACACATTAACCTCGGGGTTAGGCACGCAGATGCGAGGGTTAGGGTAACTGATCAAAACAATAATTTATTCTATGCATTGCCAAGGGCTACACCAAGTAATGGAGATGTCCTTACAGCAAGTGATGCAAACGGAACTTTAGGATGGGCTGCACCTAGTGGTGGCGGTTTAACCTATTTTACTGAAGGTGAATCTAACGGTACTCAACAGACAAGTACACTTACAGCAGCTACCGATAATGCAAATTTAGGTGGTAAAAATCTTGCTTTAATTCCTAGACAAAATGGTGCTTTAACTGCACAAGCGCCAGATGGTTCTGCAACCGGGGGTAATGCAAGAGGAACGAATGCAGTTGATTTTGGAAGAGGTCGTAGTCAAGCTACTGAAGTTGCTTCAGGTAGTTATTCAACAATTAGTGGTGGATATCGTAGTAAAGCAAGCGGAGCTTATTCCACAGTCGGAGGTGGTCAAGAAGTACATGCTACCGGTGGTAATAGTGTTGCATCAGGTGGACAGGAAAACTTTGCTGATGGCAGTCATTCGACAATTTGTGGTGGAGGTAATAACGATGCTGACGGCGATTACAGTTTTGTTGGTGGAGGATCTAGCAATGATGCCGCAAGCTATGGCTCAGTAGTTTGTGGAGGCAGTACTAACGAAGCAAAAACTAACAGTTATGCCGCTGTTGTAGGCGGACAGAATAACGATGCGACTGGTGAATATTCATTTGTTGGTGGCGGTAGCGGAAATATTGCTGAAGCCCAATATGCAACAGTTTCCGGCGGCTCTGGTAACGACGCAGAAAACGTAGGCTCAACTATTGGTGGCGGAAAGAGCAACGAGGCTAAAGGAAATTATGCAACCGTTTCAGGAGGCCAAAGCAATAAAGCTCTTGGAGCTTTTTCAACAGTTGCAGGCGGTGCTTACAATACTATTTCTAGCGGAGTTCAACGAGCAGTAATTAATGGTGGTGATTACAATGAAGTTCAAGCCAATTACGGATTTGTAGGAGGCGGTGATTCTAACTACGCTAAAAGCGCTAAGTCAGTTGTTATTAATGGTAAAAGCAACGACTCTAGCGGCCAGTATTCCAGCATTTTAAACGGAGAAAATAATGAGGCATCTGGAAAATATTCTACAGTAATAAATGGATCTTATGTAGAAGCTACAGCGGCTTCAGAAGTAGCTTTTGGTGGAGGATATGTCTTTTCATCAAGCGATAAGCAGAATCAACATTCTACTTATCTATTTGCAACACAAGTTGCATCTAGCATGGGAAACATATCTGCATCTAATGCAGGTGAAACCTTAAAATCCGAAGGGTCTACAGCTGGTACAGTCACAGTCCCAACTAATAGGTCTGGCAGAATTGACGTAACTTGGACTTGCATACAAGGATCTTCAAAAATCAGGTCTGGCAAACTAAGTTTCGTTTTCAAAAAAGGATCTGGTACGAGTGCTCCCACTACTGTTCCTTCAGTCCCAACAAGTTATGACGAGATAGGTGACTCAATAAGTCTTGGGTCTGTTCCTATTACTTTTGGAGTTACTGCAAGCACTAATACTGAATCAACATTTCTATTTGTCGTTGGTGGTGACGGTACCAACACTCTGCATTGGCAAGCAAAAATCGATGTGACCATGCTTGCAAACAATTAATTAATTAAACACATTTTATTTTTTAAACAAATGGCTTTTCAAAAAACTCTTGATACAACTGATCACGGCGTAGCTGTAACTGATGCTTATGGCACCGTTACTTCTGTACGTAGCGACAAGAACAATTCACGAATTAGTGTTGAATGGTTTGCGAGTAAAGATGCACGTGATGCTGGCAACATGTCGCTTCACACTGGTAACTACAAAGCACCTGCTTCAGAACTAGCTTCTGCTGATAACCCTGTTGCTTGTGCTTATACCTGGCTTAAAACACAATCTGATTTTACTGGCGCTACTGACGTTTAATTATTATGATCACTTTAATCCGTCCAATTCTCTTTTCATTCCTTAGGTCTGATCGAGTAAAAAGTTTGATTGTAGAAATGCTTGAAAAATTAGCTGAGTCAACTGACAATGATATTGATGACAAAGCTGTAGAGTTTATTCGTAACGGGTTGTTCCCGGCTAAATAATGGAGCTGGGAGAACCACCTCTTTTCCCCTCTATAACGCTCCCTGAGCCGCCTAATTTACCTAGGCCAGTACTAGACATCCCAAGGGCTGACATACCGTCATACACGCCCTTGGTGGTGCCTCCTAGTGATCTTAAGCCACCTCCTGGAGTCAAACCATCTGCAAAGAAAGAACCAACTAAGCAGAAACCACAGCCTGTAGTGCAACCACCTCAGATACAGCTTCCTGAAGTCCAGACAATAGACATACCAGGTACTGATCTCGAAGTTCCTGTACCTAGCGGTGAAATACTTGTCACTGCTGCAACAACAGCATTCGTTTCAGTTGCTGCCACCTTATCTGCTACAGCACTCTTTAAATATCTAGTCACTTTAATGAAGCCTGTATTTAAGCAAGTATGGAGCAAGATAACAACAAAAAAAGTGAGTTCATAAAATTTGTCGTCCTTGTTTGGTCTGCTGGGTTGCTAACAGCTAGCTATGCAGGATGGATGGAAAAGATGGACCCTACTTACGTCGCCTCAATTCTGAGCGGCACATTGGCAACTTTTTCAATTACAAGGGAAAAGAACAAATGAAAAGACTTCTTGTCTTATTGCTGATTGCAGCTCCTGTTTCAGCTCAATCAGTTACACCTAATTTTACTCAAGGTAGTATGAATTCTACTACTACTACAACCATTGATATCGAACGTACCATCGAAACAGAGGTGTACGGAGGAGCTTATAAATCATGGTCTGGAACCAACATTACACCCAGTGGTTCAATCAACGATTCAAACACAACATTTTCAATCACCACTGCTGGAGACGACTTTCAACTAGAGATCGTAGAAAGAGCAGCAGGAATCATCGAGACAATCGACATCAACGAAACAATCGAGCAAAGCTCTACTACTACCTCGTTGTCGGTCTTCTCTCAGTAACACCTGCTTTAGCTGAAGAGCCTACAGTTTCTAATAATGCAAACCCCGTAGCTGCTGCTACTGGCAATGTGACCAATCAAGCGGTGCAGTTCCAAAATAACGGAGCACCTAGTCGGCAATACTTCAGTGGTGGTAATAGTTGTAATGGAACAACCATGACGTTCCAACCTTTTTATATGGGTGGGGATGTCCACACTGATTCTTATCAGCGTACAAGCAATTTTGGCGTACAGATTGGCCTATCAGTCCCGTTAGACGGTGGAATGGTTGAAACGTGTAAGCAGATAGCAAGACGACACGAACAAAAGATGCGTCTTGACTATGAATTAGTACGCGCATTGAAGTGCACGGAAATAATGAAAACTGGTTTTACGTTTCGTCCTGGCAGCCGTGTAGCGGTGCTTTGCCAAGACATCGTACCCATTGTACTTATCGACAAAGAAGAACTTAACTGGTAATGCTAGAAGCAACAGTAACTGTTGTCATCGCTTGTATTGCTGGCGGTGCAGCAATGAATAACCGATTACACAACAGAATAAACAACGTACATGACCGCATCAGCGGTTTAGACCGTCGCATCGATGCTATTGAGCTTGGTGTGGCTACGGACTATGTGTCAAAGGCAGATTTGTCAGTGATGACAAAACGCATGGAAGATCACATGATCCGTATTGAAAACAAATTAGATCAAATTGTATTGAGGAATGGCTAAAAAAAAGGCTACAGAAGACCAGTTTAATGAACTTCATTTGTTAGTTACAAAGGAATTTTTAGCCCGCATTAAGTCTGGAGAAGCCACCACTCAAGATTTAAAGGCAGCTTGTGATTGGCTTAAAACCAATGACATTAGCGGTGTTGCTTATGACGGCAATCCCTTGCACAAGTTGGCCAGTGTTATGCCATCCGTTGACCCTGAACTTGTTCAATCGAGGTTATATGGCTCTAGGTAAAACAGCTAAGTATTACAAGAAAAACTCTGCTGCACGTAAGCGTCGTTTGGAGCAGCAGGCAAGATACAACAAGACAAAGAAGGGGTTACTCATACGTACCAATGCAAACAAGTTAAATAGAAACCTTGGTACTTATGGAAACGGCGACGGTAAAGATGCATCTCATACAGGCAAGAATAAAGGCAAGTTAGAAAAACCTTCAACTAATCGCCGTAGACCTCGCTTGTAACTCTTCTGTTTATGACCCCACTACTTCCAACTCCTGATCATTACCTTAACAACCTAATAACCATGACATCCTCTGAAGCAAAGCGTCTTTGGAGGCGCAGCATCAAAGAACATTTTGGCTGTACATGTGTTTATTGCGGAGCAA